AAGAAGAAGAGGCATAGAATGTCCGTAGAAGATATAATTTACTCTGTTGTTGAGGGACACTTAAGGGAAACCTCCCTTGGCGGTATGCCAGCAATGGTTGTAGATGTCTCCAGTTACGGAGATAAACAATTCGTTAATGTTCGCCCTCAAATATCTAGGTTACTGGAAACTGGTGAAGTCATCTCTAATGATGAAATCACTATATATGATGTTCCTGTAATATGGCCATCTGGTGGTGGAGCTATGCTGTCATTTCCACTTAAAGTTGGAGATACAGTGTGGCTCTCCTTCTCCCAGCGTAACCTAGAAGACTGGCTCTACTCTGATGGAACACAAGAAGTAATTCCAGGCGACTCTCGCCACTTCTCTATGACGGATGCTGTAGCCTTCCCTTGCTTATATACAGCCTTATCTAACTTAAATCCCTCCACAGACAACGTAGAGCTTAAGTGGAACAACACGCTAATCTCCATGAAGCCTTCTGGAGAAGTTTCCACTTCAAATGCTTCAGGAAGCTACACACTAAAGAGCGATGGCAACATAGAACTTAAGCCAGCTACCACAGTTACGGTAATTGGTAATGTTGAAGTACAAGGCACTGTTACAGCGTCAGTAGATGTTATTGGTGGAGGCAAGAGCCTCAAAACCCATACGCACATTGGTTCTCCTACAGCCCCTTCTGGAGCAATATCTGACACAGGAGCACCTGTTTAATGGACATAAAACTAAACGCTGATGGTGATATTGACCTAGGTGATAACTACACAATGAAGTTGTGTTCACTAAAGCAAGATTTAGTTAGGCAAAGGATACAAATTACCTTTGGTGTTAATCGAGGTAGCTATGACTTTGATCTTGAGTACGGCACTCCTTGGCTAACCAACGAATACAATAACTTCTCTATTCTTGGGAAGATTCCCAAAGTTGTATTTGATGGCGAGCTTAAGCAACAAATTCTCACCAGGGAGGGTGTGAAGTCTATTGTCTCATTTGACACAACTGTAAACCCTAACACTCGAATAGCTACAACCACTGCTGAAGTAGAAATAGACAGTGGAGAGATAGTTACAATCTCCACAAGCATATAATATAAGAGAAATTCAATGGCAGGCTTTAGTGCAGAAGGTCTAGTAATACCACGGCAGCCAGAGGTGGTTGCTGATTTAATAGCGGATGAAAAGATCCAGATTCATCCAGACGTAAATACAAACCCTGATGAGTTTTTAGGACAGTTCAACAATGTCATTGCCAACTCTTTGCGCCTAGCCTATGAATATCTTGAAGCTGCTTATAGCCAGACAAGGCTATCTAGTGCTGTTGGTAGAGGGTTAGATGAGATCGGAGTTACAAAAGGGATTAGCAGATTGTTGGCTTCTCCCTCTTCTGTGGACATCATTCTTGAGGGTATCAATGACATCTATATCCCCTCTAACTCACTAGTAGAGGACAGGTCAACTAAGCAGAGATATTTAACCACAGCAGCCAAGCGTATCCTCAACTTAGGTTGTATAAGTATCATCTGCTGGTCAGCTACATCAGCTCCAAGTACAGCATTCACCCTCACAATCAATGGCACTGTTTTTACGCGCTCTACACCAGGTTCTGGCGTTAATATGGCCACTACCTTGGGGTTACTAGCGGGTGACATTAACACGGCTGCAATAGGCGTTACAGCCGTTTCTACAGCGTCTAACATAACTGTTACATCCAACACTAACACTCCTTTTGATCTTGTCAGCAACGTCAACTTCAATTATGGCACAGTTAAGGTTAAGGTTGGAGCACAGAGTCTGCTTAAGGGGAGTGCTACAGCTGCTACTCCAGGTGATTGGGTAATCTTATCTCCCATCCCTGGTTGGCAAAAGACATCTCCAATCATGCCCACTCTGGTCACAGGACGAGATGATGAACTAGATGAAGACTACCGTATTCGTATCCGTACATCGGATGGGAGTGGTGGTAAAGGAACTACACGAGCTGTAAGGATTGCCCTTGAGAACACTCCTGGTGTAACTCACGTAGCTGTTGAAGAGAATACTACAGCAACAACTTCTGGGGGTATTCCTCCTTATACAATTCATTGTGTTGTGGATGGTGGGGCAGACCAAGATATTGCTAAAACGATATGGGAAACAAAAGGGTGCACTACCCCCATGCTTGGGAGTCAGACAGTGGTTTATATAGATGAAAACTCTATCCCAAGAACAGTTAAGTTTGATAGACCAACAGCTGTTGATATTGATGTAAGAGTAACATACGTATCCTACCCAGAAGAACCTACTCCGGTAGATTGGCAAACTACGCTTAAACAAGCTGTGGCTGATTATATCAATGGTTTGGGGTTAGGACTAGACGTACTTCCATCTAAATTATATGTCCCCATTTACACATCTGTTTCCGGTATAGCTGTCACACTGATTGAATTGAAGGAACACTCTTCTCCAACCTGGGGAACCTCTGCTATCAGCATAACAGCCTCTCAATTTGCAACTGTAGCCAGCCTATCTAACATCACAGTGACATTATAATGACTGTAGAAATCATTGATCAGTTTATAGTTAGTGAAATAACGCAAGGAAAGCTCCCTCCTTATTGGGACGATAAAGCTGTAGTGCAGGGATTATATAAAGCTGTCAATGCTTCTCTACAGCGGTATTTTGATGCAGTAAAGGATTGGGCAGATGGAATCACTATCTCTAATGCTATAGGAAATAACCTGGATGACATTGGTTATAAATATAACATAGCCAGACAAGGATTGAGTGATGATGAGTACAGGCTAGCCATTCTTTTGAAGATGGCAGCCTACTCCGATAGTGGCACAACTACAGACGTTATCAGGTTTATCCGCTCTAGTTTTTTAGCAGCCTTTGCTGACATCACACAATATCCTGCCACAAGGTTTGGAACGTGTAGAGTAGAGGGAGCTTTAATCACTACAGACAGAGCAGCGAACATTAACTCTAAAGTCACCTCTGGGAGTAGGCTAGATATTACTTGGGACTATAGCGGTAATAGCTTTGTCCCTTCTTGCTTGATTGCCTCAGCTCCTCCACAAGACTTACTTGCAACAACCAACTCTGGTACAGATACAATTGGTGTTACGCAGGATGCTGGTATCTTAGATACTTTGGGATATGTAGTGGAGGATACCAGAATAATTTATCCGGCTGGGATAGATAGATCAACCCTGTCCGTTGGTAAACAAGGTATGACCATTGTTTATGATTCAGATGGTAATCCAATTGAGTTAATCACAGATGGTGGCATTGTGCCACTAGAAATATTACTAGACTCATCCCTAGGTGGTAGATACTTATCAAGCCTCCCAGTATTAAAACAATAAGAGACGTTAAATGGCAGCTCCAGAAAATAGTCCTTGGGCATCTACAACCCTAACAAATATTACAGGGACAGTTCCAGGCGAAGGGACAGTTCTTTACAACAACAAAGCACAACCATCAGCAGAAATACAAGCAAACGGATTACTGTTGGGAACATCTGTTCCTTTTCAGTGGATCAACTATCAATTCGATATGATCTACCAGAACATAGAGTATTTAAAGAACCCTGAACAAGGGATTATCACTGAATCAGCTACATCAAGAACCCTAGTTAGTGGAGATAGGGCCAAACATGTTCGCTTCACTAATGCTGCCTCAACAACCTACCAATTTAACCAAGGAGTGGCCACCGTCGGAAGTAAAATTGTAATTAGGCAAGTAGGAGCTGGTGTTGTAACTGTAAACCCAGGCTCTGGTGTAACTCTTCTTGTACCAACCGGTAAAGCCCCTAAAACCTCCGGTGTAAATACTACCATCACAGCTATTAAAGTATCTGAAGGTGTTGGTATTGAGACTTGGGATTTGTATGGTGATTTAGGAACTTAATAATAATGGCAATAGAACAAACTTCAGTAATCCCGATATTGACAGCTTGTGCAACTGTGTTTTTCGGAATTACAGCAATTGTATGGAATATATTTTCTAAAGCTTCAGCTACGAGACAAGATGACTTAAAAGTTATCCACTCAAAGATAGAGGCTGCGGTTTCTCAATGTATTAATAAGCAGCGAGATCTACAGATGCAGATAGATCAGACGAAAGCTATGTTGGTTGATCACAAAGTGGAGGCAATCAGCAGACAAGATGCAAATAATTTGTTTGAAGAAAAGATCCGTCCAGTCAGGGAGTCGATAGATAAAGTGGAAAGAGGGTTGGAGAAAATGGAAGATAAATTCGACATAATGCTTAAAGCGTTATCCCGTATAGAGGGATGCTTAGAAGCACAGAAACGTAGACGAGATGACGAATGACTACAACTATAGATGGCTTGACAGGACAGACAACTACAGAGCCAGATGATTTAATCGTTATACAGAATGTCGCAGCCAATAGAACTCGTAAGATTCGCTATGCTGATTTTATTGCTGAGCTTACAGCAGATATGGATATTATCACATCTGCCCAATTAGCTTCAGCTATTGCTGGGGTAACAGCTGCCTATCAAGCAGCTGACCTAACTAATCTACAGAAAGTATTTCCTGTTGGAAGTAAGATTACTCTTGTTGGAAGTGGTGCTTTAACCAACCCAGCCTCAACTCTCGGCTTTGGCACTTGGGTAAAAGAAGAGGGTAAGTTTTACGTAGGGCATAAAACAGGTGACGCCACTTTAGGAACCGTTGGTGCTAGTGTAGGAAGCACTACACATAACCACTCTGGTTTAGTTGGTGGGACTACTCTAAACGCTACCCAAATACCTGCCCACAATCATACAGTGAACTTCACCCTTTATAGAGAAACTGGCCTTGGTGGAGGAGCAATCGCCACAGGAGACCCCTTTACTCCTGAAGATAGTAACACAACTACCACTTCAACTGTGGGGAATAGCTTACCACACGACCACACAATCTCCAGCGACACAAATCTCCCTCCATCTATTGTAGAAGTAGTTTGGAGACGAACAGCCTAGCTGGGAACCTCCTATATAAGAGAGACAAATGACTACAATACCAAACCTCAACCCTATCCCAGCAGTAACTGGAGATGATTATTTAATTACACACGATATTACTACTAATAGGAGTGGTAAGGTATCTGCACTTTCTTTAAAAGATTACATATCTTCGCAGATTATAAGTGATCAAGATATTACAGCTGCTTTGATTCCCTACAGCTCAACAAATGTAGAAGATAGACTAAATAAAACACCGCTACTAGTACCTAAATTCTCAGACTTGAGTTCTATTACTGGAACTTTGGGGGATGTAGCGATAACCCTTGAGCATACAAATGCAACAGGGGTTGGGGGTAATATCTTTATCTGTAAACCCGCCACAGGGTTAGTTTCAGATACTGGCAGTGTAGTTATTACAGGGTCTACTGCCTGGGTAGTTAAGGGTTATAAAAACAAGGTTGTAGATGCCTCTGATTACGGAGCTAGGCAATGGAGTGTAGGAGATCCCTTTGATTCAACCACTGCCATTCAAAACGCCGTTAACTTCCTTAGTGGAATTGGTGGAGGGAAGGTTTTAATTCCATTCACAGCTGTTAAGTTCTCTAACATAGATTTGAAGAACTCAGTTATATTGGAGGGACTAGGTTCCCCAACAACTGCAGTTATCTGTGAGGATACAGTCAATTCTATCATCGTCATGGACTCGGGGTCTAAAGTCAAAGGATTTAAATTTTATTATCCAAACCAAGTAACTAATGCAACACCAATAGTTTATCCGGCCACGATTAAAAATAAAACCTCCGCAGGCTATCTGCACATAGACGATTGTTGGGCACAGGGAGCTTACGATTTTATTGTCCTTGGGTCAGCTCTTGGGAGCATATCACCGGTATGGATTACTAACTGTAAAGGCTTCCCACTACATAAAGCGATCTCTGCTGATTGGTGCATTGATACTTTGAGGATTGATAACTGCCATTTTAACCAAAACATTTTTGGTGGTTATGGATCAACTTTAAAAGCATGGGTTTATCAGAACGGCACTGCTTTAGAGATACTGCGCTGCGATAATCCACAAGTAAGTAACTTTCATTGCTATGGATATGATAAGGGCCTATATGGAACATCAGGAAATCCATCTGGTTCCATAAACATGGCAATGTTCAATAACTGTAACTTCGATGTGTGCCGAACACCGCTCAGTATTGTTAATCACCAAGACGGGGTCTTTTTCAACAACTGTACATTTACTACTGGTGGAGCTTCTTACAATGGAATTGCTGGGGAGTTTTGTTTTGTTTACGGTAATCAACATGATACTGCCGGAAACATAAACTTTACAAACTGCTCCTTTAGAACTTTTAACACCAAAATTCTCTTAGTCAACTCCAGTTGCAGATTCAAAAATTGCAACTTTGATGATTATAACATCGCTACCGGGAGCTACCCAGCCATAGAAGTTGATGCAAGTAATGTGAGTATTCACCTGAGTTTAACAGACATTGATGGAAGAAGCAGAGCTGGTAGTTTAGGTATTGTCTCTAACACTGCGGAGATAGACCTTAAGATTTTTGGAGGTAAGATCTCTAACTTACCAACAAATACAGCTGTTAACATAAGGGGCAGGTTCTATGCTGTTGGGGTGGAACTGCCGTCTGCCCACTTCTACTTGTGGAATGGGGTATCGTGTAAAGATATTAATGGAGTCCTCTGTACCTACCAGATTCCATCTGCTTTTACTGTAACATCTCCGGGTTTTTTAGTGGGCGACAGATTTGGACAACAACTTCCTACAGCAGGACAACCTAAAGCTTGGTCTTGCACAACAGCGGGCATTCCTGCTACGTGGCTTAGCGAGGGTAATTTCTAATGTCTTGGAAATCAATAGCAGAAACCGTAGGTAAAGTAGCACCCATTCTTGGGGGGCTTCTAGGAGGCCATGCTGGGGCTTCTATAGGGGGCCTTATAGCCACTACCCTTGGAGTAGAAAACAAGCCAGAAGCCGTGTCTGAGGCTCTTAGAATCAATCCTGAGATAGCCTTTAAGCTAGCTGAGTTAGAAAGCAATCAAAAGGTTAAGCTGGAAGAGCTTGCTGTTTCTGTAGCTATCAAGGAATTTGATAGCATCACACAGAACATGAGTGATGTCAATAAGACAATGCAAGAGGAGACTAAGAGCGAACACTTCTTATCTTACTCATGGCGACCTCTTATTGGCTACTCTGTTGGTATCTCTACTGTTGGTGGTGTCATCATATCGTTTGTAGCCTACACAGCAGCCCTTTGTGGCAAGCCAGAAGGCCTTACACAACTCCCTATTGTCCTAGGCGCTTTAGCAGCTTTAAACGCTACTACAATGCCTGTATTAGGGGTTGCTTCATATTGGCGAGGAAAGGCTCAAGCCGATCCTAGTGTTCCATTCAGCAATAAAGGTTAAAGATGCCAATTTCAAGCGCTGCTGCTTCAGAAGTGATTCGTGGAGTTGTAGGTATCAACTCTTACTTTGAATAATCTAAAGAGAAAATAAATGACATTAGATATAAATTATACAACAACGAATCCCCGCAATGTGGATAAGATTTTAGAGAGTGCTGTTGAGACAGCAATGATTGCTCAGGGTAACGTCACTCTAGCCTACCCCTATAACTCTGAAGGTATTCAGGCCGCTGTAGATCGTATTGTTGCTACAGGTAAACCTGGCACAGTGGTATATGCTGCTGAAGCATATTCTGTAACACAAAGTCTGACTCTAGTTGATGGCGTTAGCCACTTAGGTGTATTCGTAAAACTCAACTTCTCTGGTGATATTCCTGATGTAGATTGGACACCATCTGGCGGCACTATCATCAATATTGCTGCTGGTGTAGAGTTTATGGTCTACAACCACACAGACTTGGCTAACCAAGTAGTTGGTTTAGGCGAAGCCTCCTTGACTGGAGTTCAGATTAAGAATCTAGCTTTTGTTGGCGGTAAAGGAGCTATTAAGATTGGCGCTTATCGTAGTATGGGG